GAGAGCCAACCCGAATCTTTATTCAACTGTCACTTGAATAAAAATAGCCTGGCGTCTGTCTGCCAAGCTAGTTGCAACTCTGTTGTTTCGTTGTTAGTGTTGAGAGGATTAACCTCTCTACCGTTAGTATAGCTGTAAATACGGCATCATGCCAATCGCTAACATGGTGTAATATTAGGAGATAAATCACAATAAGGGGCAAAAATTGAGTATTGAACGTATACCTACTAAGCAAGGTCATCCAGTTCCAGCATCTTCACATTCCCCTAAGGGACCGTTTCCACCTGACATTTATTTCCGTCCAGAGGTAATAAGCGAGTATTACAGACCCGGACAAGATGACATTGTTGAGGGCGCTACTGCTCAAAATAATTTCTCACCTCCTAAGGTGTTCAAGTGCAGAGACTGCTCTATGTTAGTATTAGAACACGAAATTCCAGATCATCAATGTCCGGAGGGGGATGAAGATGGCGCAGACGCATGATGTAGGTAACAAGTACTTCTGGCATTTTATGGTTTACCCATTGAAGCCTAAGGTAGTTATTGAAACCTCAACTACACAAGAGATCGAAGATCCATTTAGATTTGGTAAAGGTATTGTCTTTAGACTCCCATTAACAAGACTGTCTATCGTCTTAGGTAAGTGGGTAGCACAATATGAAGAAAGTCAAGCACTCACTAACGCTATAGCTGGCAGACCAGTAGCACAAGATGAGTTTGACTGGGACAACGTTAGAGGGGAAGAGTACGATGTTTAAGAAGAAAGAAGAGCGGGTTAAGACACGTATTGAAAAGCGTGTATCTAAGCTATCTACACCGGAGCTACTTACCTGGTCGGATCAAGTTCTGTATTCAATTGGACGTAACTTATCTAGTTGGCAGAAGACTGACGATTCTTTTCACCTAGAAGAGGCAAGAGTTGGGGCTGAATCCATCCATGCCATCCTTGAAACACTAACTGAAAGATTCCCTAAGTGAGCGAACACGAGTTCGATGAAGTAGAACTAGATACCGTAGAGGACGAGGAATATAGTCCGCTAACGGAAGATGATCAACCAGATGAGCTAGATGAGCTATCTAAAGAATTTGTTAAGGTCCTGATTGATAAGATCATGGACTTTATGGAAATGCTTGTAGGACATAAGCTTCACCCGTATCAAGAGCCTCTAGCACGCCGTGTTATTGAGTCAGTATTGATTAACGATGGTGAAGAGATCACTGCACTGGCTTCACGTCAGTCAGGAAAGTCAGAGACTATCGCCAATACGGTAGCTACCCTCATGGTTATTCTACCTCGCCTAGCGAGGATGTATCCAGAGCTGCTAGGTAAATTTGGCGATGGTATCTGGGTTGGTATGTTCGCACCCACGCAAAACCAGGTAGAAACACTTTACTCACGTACAGTGTCCCGCCTCACATCTGAACGTGCTATGGAAGTCTTTGGTGATCCAGAGATTGACGATATGCCTACTAAGGCTCCAGGCGTAGTAAGAAACCTGAAGCTTAAGAAGTCGGGCAGTACTCTAATGATGATGACTGCTAACCCAAGAGCTAAGATTGAGTCTAAGTCTTTCCACTTAATGATCGTAGATGAGTGCCAAGAAGCAGATGACTTTGTAGTATCAAAGTCTATTGCTCCTATGGGTGCGTACTACAACGCTACTATGGTTAAGACCGGAACACCTACAACTTCTAAGAACGGCTTCTACCGCTCTATCCAGTTGAATAAGCGACGTCAGACTCAAGGCAGAAATGCTAAGCAGAACCACTTCCAATGGGACTGGAAAGATGTTGCTAAGATCCAGCCTAACTATGAGAAGTACATCAAGAAAGAGATGCTTCGTATTGGTGAGGACTCTGATGAGTTCCAGATGGCGTATAACTGTAAGTGGCTACTTGAGCGTGGCATGTTCGTTACCTCAGGCATCATGGATGATCTAGGCGATACCTCACAAGAGATTGTAAAGGGTTGGCACCGCTCCCCTGTAGTTGTCGGAATTGATCCGGCTCGTAAGATGGATAGCACAGTGGTCACAGTAGTCTGGGTAGACTGGGATCGTCCAGATGAGTATGGTTACTATGATCATAGAGTGCTTAACTGGCTTGAACTTCAGGGCGATGACTGGGAAGAGCAATACTTCCAGATCCAGCAGTTCCTAAGTAACTATGACGTTCTAGCTATTGGAGTAGATGCTAATGGCGTAGGTGATGCAGTGGCCGGACGCTTGAAGATTCTTATGCCTCGTGCAGAAGTTATCCCAGTTACATCTAGCCCTACTGAGCAGTCTAAGCGCTGGAAGCATCTGCAGGCCCTGATTCAACGTCAGATGGTCTCTTGGCCTTCCCATGCTAAAACACGTAGATTGCGTATCTGGAAGAAGTTTTACCAGCAAATGACAGATGCTGAGGTTCAATATAAGGGCCCTAACTTTATGGTAGCTGCCCCAGATGAAGCTCACGCACATGATGACTTTGTAGACTCTCTAGCCCTAGCTTGCTCCCTAACGCAAGACATGGTTATGCCTACAGTAGAAGTAAGCTCGAATCCTTTCTTCTAATTTACTATGACAAAAGGCCCTCTACAAGACAGAATTAGACCTGAGGAACCTCAATCCCTTATCCTATAGGAGATAACAAATGGCAACACCAAATATCGCACCAACACCTCAGTACCCTGAGCGTCCAGGTAACGTTTACGAGCGTAAGTTCTCGCCTGCAACACCTGGTCTTCGTGGACCTCTTCGCTTTGAAGAAGGCATTGCATCAGACACTGATGTCCCAAATGATTTCCAAACCGGCTTGGACCAAGGTTACAACACACCAGAAGGTCGTCCAAACCACAATGAAAACGTATTCGAGAAGTATGCAGATGAGACAATGCGCCAACGTGCACACGTCGGTTCTGCTGCTTGGGTAGAAGCTCCAACATTCCTTGGTGAGTTCTCACAAGGTAACTTCGGAGATCACTCTACAGTTGTTATCGAAGAAGTCATCCGCAATGGCGCACGCCAGGAGCGTTTGAACCCTGCTTCAGTAAACGACTAATAGTACGCTAGAATAATCCACGTTCCCAGCTCCGTACCCTTTCTCCGGGGCTGGTGAACTTAATATAAATGAGAAGGATCCCGGGGGCACAATCATGAATGGACTTAACCAATGAGTGGTGGCGTTGACTTTTCACCTCCCTCCTACAGGGCGGCGTCTTCAGACCTTACCATCTCCATCTCACCTCTTGGCCTAGTAGAACTTGCTGATGAAGAGTTCGAAGTACATGGCCCACGTCTCAATCGTTACTCTCTTAACTGGGCAATGTATCTGGGACATCACTGGTCTTATCGCCGTGAAATTGGAGAGTCGCAGATGGTCTATAACTATTACCGTGCCTTTACAGATTACATTGTTAACTTTACATTTAGCCGTGGCGTAACATTCCGTAGCCCACAGGCAACCGAAGCTATTGTTCCTGACATCCTAAAGCGTGTATGGGAAATTGATAATGATAAGCACAGCATCCTATGGGAAATGGGACAGCAAGGCGGAGTCTCAGGAGACTGCTTCGTTAAAGTAGCTTATGAAGAGGGCTTTGTAGATTCTATTGGCCGTCCACATCCAGGCCGTGTTCGTATTCTTCCTCTTAACTCATCCTTCTGCTTTCCAGAATTTCACCCCCATGATCGCTCACGCTTGATCCGCTTTAAGCTCAAGTATCGTTTCTGGGGTACATCTATTGAAGGAACTCGTCAGGTCTACACATATACTGAAATCTTGACTGATGATCGTATCGAGGAGTACATTAATGACGAGCTTATTGACTCTCGTGCTAATCCTATCGGAGTGGTACCAATCATCCATATCCCGAACGTACTCGTATCTGGATCTCCTTGGGGACTATCTGACTGCCACGATCTAATTATTCTTAACCGTAACTATAACGAGGTAGCTACAGATATCGCAGATATCGTCAACTACCACGCTGCCCCAGTTACAGTCATCATCGGAGCTAAAGCTTCAGCACTTGAGAAGGGCCCTAAGAAAGTATGGGGCGGTCTTCCAAAGGATGCTAGAGTAGAGAACCTAGAAGGTGGAGGAGCTGGTCTTACTGGCGCCCTTGAATACCTTAAGGTTGTTAAAGCTGCTATGCATGAGATGGTCGGTGTTCCTGAAGCTGCTCTAGGCCAGGTACAACCTATTTCTAATACATCAGGTGTTGCCTTGGCTATCCAGTACCAGCCTTTGATGAATCGCTACCACCAGAAGATGGTGCAGTATAGCCAGGGTGTACGACGTATTAATGAGCTTGTGCTTCTAACCCTTGCGTTCAAAGAGCCTGAAGCATTCGTGTATAATCCAGATGTTAACGGACCTATCAAGGCTAATCAGCTTGCTAACCTTGACTTGTCTGATCCAATTACATATGAATCTATTATTCATTTCCCACCTCCACTGCCTCTTGATAAGCTTATTGTCTTGCAGGAGATCCAGGCGAAGATGCAGATGAATCTTGAGTCTCGTGAAGGTGCTCTACGCCAGCTTGGTGAGGAGTTCCCAGATGAGAAGCTTGAAGAGATCCGTTCTGAGCTTATTGCCGATGCTAAATCTGATGGTGCTCTAAACCTCATCAAACAACAGATCGCTTCAGCAATCACTTCATTAACTGGTATGATGCCTGATGGAACGCTTCCTCCAGGAGCAGCTCCAGCAGATGGCACAGGCCCTGGACCACTAGGTCAACCTGGAGTTATCACACCGTTTGAAGAGCAGACATTGGCTCAGATGCAAGCAGAGCTTGTAACTAAGGCCTATGGCACAAAACTTCCAGGACGTCAGGTAACTAACGATCAGGAAGATACTCCTAACTCGGAGGAAAATAAGTAATTTAGGCTGACAAACTAGCTATAGTTTGGAAACCTATATACCACCAAACAAAACCTAAAGGTCATCGTGGCATTAATTCGGACAACGACCTCTCAAACCTAAGGAATAAGCATGTCAGAAAACTCAACAGCAGTAGAGAGTGCAGCGGCTCAAGAAGCTTTTGCATCAGAAGCTAACCCAACACAAACAACAGCAACTGCTCCTGAGGGACAGTTCACTGCAGTTAAGGGTTACACAGAAACAGACTTGCAGCGTGTACGTGAGCAAGAAAAATCAAAACTTTATCCACAGATTGACTCTCTTAAAGAAGAACTTAATCTTCTTAAGAAAGATCGTGATGAGCGTTTAGCGGAGGCTCGTGCAGCAGCAGAAGCTGCAGCAGAAGCTGACCGCAAGAAGCTTGAAGCTGATATGGATGTCCGCCAACTCCTTGAAACAAAGGAAAAGGAATGGGCAGCAAAGATTGAAGCTGAGCGTCTAGAACGTGAACGTGCGTTCGCTCTCCTAGAGCGTGAGCGTGAATATGCAGAGATCACACAGTATCTCAACCGCCGCCTTAGTGAAGAGCAAGAGAACATTGCTCCAGAACTTATTGATATGGTTACTGGAAACAGTGTCGAAGAGATAGAAAATAGTATTTCCAAACTTAAGGACAAAACGTCCAAGCTTTTGGAAGCGATGGTACAGGCTAACCAGCAAGTCCGTCGAGAAATGAAAGGCACAAGTACTACCCTACCTCCAACTATGGAAAACAACTCGGATCAACAATCGTTTACAGCGGAACAAATCTCCGCTATGTCGGTAGCTGACTACGCAAAGAATCGCAGTCGTTTAATCCCTGGAGCTAACGCCCAATCTAAGGGCATCTTCGGGTAAATCTTTACCTCTTATTACTAACCTAACCATATATGAACAAGGAGTAACACCGACATGGCATCAGCCGTAACAGGTACCGGCAATCTCGCCGCAGCACCTACAGCGTATTCTGGCGCAAACAGCCAGCTTACACAAGCAATCCAGACCATCTGGTCTAAGGAAATTCTATTCCAGTCAATGCCTATCCTTCGCTTCGAACAGTTCGCTGTTAAGAAGACAGAACTAGGCGTCGCACCTGGT